TTATTTGGGATCTATGTTCTGGGCGAGAAGATGCACCTGGCTACCGCTCATAAGTTAACTACATCGAGCGAAATCTTTTTTAAGGTCAGCGAGATCATCGATAACTCTCAGATGCTTATGGATAACTTCGCCAAGAAGTACGAATCCAAAGGATCTCAGGAAATTAGGTTTAAGAATAAAGCCCGGTATCTAATTAGAGCAGGCAATTCAGCCGCTCGAGGTATTGCTGCTCCAGATGTAATCCATATTGACGAGTTACGAGAGTTCGACACAGAAGATGTCTGGAGTTCGATGCGATTTACTCAGATGTCTAACTCGAATCCTCAAGCCTATGTCTATTCCAATGCTGGTCATGCTAATTCAATTTTGCTGCATAAATTTAGGGAGCGCGGTTTAGCAGCTAGTGAAGGAGCCGATGATTCTATTGGCTGGTTCGAATGGTCTGCCGAGCCAGGAGCCGAGATCACCGATAAAGAAGCCTGGTATCAGAGCAATCCATCTTTAGGCCATACGGTTCATGAAGATAACATTAAGGACAGCCTTTCGGATCGAGAAGATATTTTCCGCACCGAGATATTGTGTCAATTTGTTTCGATGATAAATCCTGTTATCTCAGAAGCGGAATGGAAAAAGTGCAAGGCCGAAGATCTGCCTCAACTCGATGTCGAGAAGGATACTTGGATGGCGATCGATCTCAGCCCAGACAGAAAACACGCTTCGCTCGTTGCAGGTCAGAGAATCGAAGGTAACCGCTTTATGGTTAGCCTTCTTCATACTTGGTTCAACCCGGTCAACCTTGATGATCTCGAAATGGCCAACGATATTGCTTACTGGGTTCGTAAGTTCCCAGTTAATGCGGTTGCTTACTCGAAGTCGACAGCCTCAGCAGTTGCCGCTCGATTGGCTCCAGCAGGAATCCCAATCCATGAAGTTAACTCACAGGAATATCAGCAGAGTTGCGATGAGTTCGTCTCGGCGGTTTCATCGATGCGGCTAGCACATGCAGACCAAGAAGAATTAACCAAGCAAGTTCTATCGGCAGTTAAATTAACTCGCGGCGATGGCGGTTGGGTAATGGGTCGCAAGCAAAGCGGCATAGTTTGCGGAGCGGTTGCTTCGGCGATGGTTACTCACTTCGCAACACGCGGAGAATCCGAAGTGGACATTCAAATAGGATAATGTCTGGACAGTAGCGTATAATATGTCCAATGGGAATCAGGGACTTATTTACAACGCCAAAGCCAACAACCGAAATCACAGTTGATGCGGCTTCGACACCTGCACCGTTTAACAACACAGCATCTTTCAATCCTTTCGTATTTACTCAATCCGTAGCAAGCCGTCAGCAAGCAATGGCAGTTCCAACTATTGCCAGAGCGCGTAACATCATCTGCTCAACTCTTGCCGCTTTACCACTTGAGCAGTATTCGAAGCTCGATGGTTCTCACATGGGAACTCCAGCAGTAATTAATCAGCCAGATCCTCGAGTACCAGGTTCCGCTATCTATGCCTGGCTTGCGGAAGATTTACTTTTTCATGGGGTTGGGTATGGTCAAGTCCTTGAGCAATATGGCGAGACAGGAAGAGTTCGCGCCTGGACTCGCGTTGCTCCAGATCGCGTAACAACAAAACTTAATGCTAATCAAACTGAAATCGTTGGCTACCAAGTCGATGGTTCAGTAGTTCCAACTCAAGGCGTAGGTTCTCTCGTTGTATTTTACGGACTTGATGAAGGCGTGTTAAATCGCGCTGGGCGCACTATTCGTGCAGCACACGCGCTCGAGCAAGCCGCCGAAACTTTTGCTAAAGAGCCAGTTCCACTACAGGTTCTAAAGTCCAATGGTACAAATCTTCCAGCAGAGCGCATCTCTAAACTTCTAGAATCATGGCGCACCGCTCGTCTTACTAAATCAACCGCGTTCCTAAATGCGGATGTTGAATTGCAAGCGCTGGGCATCGATCCTGCCAAGTTACAACTAAATGAGGCTCGCCAATATGTCGCGCTGGAATTGGCTCGCGCTTGCAACCTACCTGCATACTTCGTAAGTGCTGAGACTACAAGCATGACCTACAGCAACAGCGTTTCAGAGCGCCGTTCGCTTATCGACTTTTCAATGAAACCAATTTTGGCTGCTATCGAACAGCGCTTATCAATGCCGGACTTCTGCCCTTCAACTGGATCTATTCGCTTCTCGCTAGACGAGTTCTTGCGTTCAGATGCGCTTGCCCGCGCTCAAGTTTATGAAATCTTAAACCGAATCGGCGCAATGAGCGTTGAACAAATCCGCGAAGAAGAAGACCTGATCGACAATAAGGAGAACTCATGAAAATAACCATGCCATACGCGATTACCGCGGCAGATACAGAATCTCGCATCATCGCAGGTCGCATCGTTTCATGGAATGCTGAAGGCAGTACATCTGCTGGCCGCACTATGTTTAAAGAAGATTCAATTACTATGGCTAAGAACATCAAGCTAGTTCTTCAACACGATGTAACTCGCCCACTAGGCAAGATGGTTTCATTCGAGGCAGATGCAGAAGGCATCACAGCAGAATTTAAGATCGCTAAGACAACAGCAGGCAATGACGCACTAGAAGAAGCAGCAACAGGGCTTCGTTCAGATTTTAGCGTTGGCGTAGATGTTGCAGAGTGGGATAACGAAGATGGCGTAATGGCTATCAGCGCATCTAACTTAATCGAGGTTAGCCTTGTAACGGATGGCGCTATACCCGGCGCAGAGGTCGCTAAAGTCGCGGCAGAAGATTCCAAAGCATCAACAGATGTTGAGGATGCAACACCACAACCAACCACAGAAGGAGAACAAGTGTCAGACACTACCGTTCCAGAAGTCGCTCCTGCCGCAGAAACGGTAGAGGCTGCAAAGGTTGAAGTTAAGGCTGCAACAGCACCTTACATTTCAACTACTGTTCGTAACCCAATCGTTGATAAGGCTTCTTATCTCGAGCATTCAGTTCGTGCCTCACTAGGCAACGAAACATCAAAGATGTATGTTGCAGCAGCAGCAGACACCACAGACAACGCTGGTCTTGTACCAACTCGTCAACTAACTGAAGTTATCAACGGAATCTCAAACGCAGATCGCCCATTGATCGATTCAGTATCAACTGGCACATTGCCAGATGCAGGCATGACTTTCGAGATCCCAAAGATCACAGTTGCTCCAACAGTTGCAATCGCGGCTGAAGGCGGAACACCATCAGAAACAGATCAGAACGCTGCTTTCGTTTCAGTTGATGTTAAGAAGTACATCGGTCAGCAAACATTTTCACTAGAATTGCTAGATCGTTCATCTCCAGCATTCTTCGCTGAACTCGTACGCCAGATGGAATACGCATACGCAAAGGCAACCGATACAGCAGTTGGAACAGCACTTATTGCTGGCGGAACTGATGGCGGAAACCGCACACTAACAACTGGCGCTCTTGCTGCTGATTTCGTTTCAGATGCAGCAGTTTCAATCTACGAGAACACACTCGGATTTGCGACAAACATCGCAGTATCTCCAGCACAATGGGGCGTTCTAATGGGCTTGGTCGATTCTTCAAATCGCCCAATCTTCCAACAGACAATCAATCCACAGAACGCAGGCGGAACACTTACAGCAACAGCAGTTCGTGGAAACCTACTCGGTCTGAACCTTCGCGTAGCTCGTAACCTTTCTGGTACAGGCGATAACTCAATGATTATCGTTAACCCAGATGCTTACACATGGTACGAGTCTCCACGCCTATCACTTCAGACAAACTTGATCTCAACAGGTCAGGTTCAAGTTGGATACTACGGCTACGGTGCAATCGCTACAAAGATCGCAGCAGGCGCTTACCGTTACATGGTTGCATAACCAATAACTAATCATGGGGGGGCTACTGCTCCCGGTGGCTCCCCCAGCCGTTTAATAGAGAGGATGTAGAGATGGCTTCAATCGTTACAGTTGCAGAACTAAGGTCTATCCTTGGCGTTTCTACATCCCTTTATAGCGATGCTTATTTAACAGATGTAATCGACACAGCAGAAGCAGTTATCTTGCCTATGTTGGTCAAGTACTCAAGCCCGATCGATGTCGTGGCGCTTCAAGACAATGTCGCGACATATTATGTCCTTGGCGATAATAACTTTTCAGCGGGTCAGAGCGTAGTCGTAACAGGCGTAGGCTCCCCATTTAACGGAACTTTTACAATCCTAGAATCAAGCAACATCGATTACGATTCTTTCGTCTTACGATCCAACTCACGCATATTCTTGGATGGTTCTTACAGAGAATTTAACGGTTTCTTTACAGTATCAATCACAAATGCAAACATCACAGAGCGCAAGGTAATTCCTTCAGGCTTGGCAACTCTTTCAGGCGCAGCGACTTATGTTGGCGTAAGCGCGGTCGAATCAGCAGTTCTTGCAGTATCAGTTGAAGTCTTCCAATCTCGGATCGCTCCAGGTGGGCAGATCGAAGGCATAGACTTTACAACTGTCAGCCCATATCGCTTAGGCCGTAGCCTCTTTAATCGAGTGTCAGGACTTCTCGGGCCGTACATCGACACCGATTCAATGGTGCAATAAATGCCAGCCTCAACAATCCTAGACACAGTTCGTCAACCTTTAGCAACAGCCTTCGCCAATGTCGCAGGCAATGTCTATGCTTATGTTCCCGAGGCACCCATGGTGCCATTCGTAGTGTGTGTTCCAGATTCGCCGTATCTTGAGTTGGAGACAATCGGCAAGACCACACTTCACACTAAAATTAATCTCGTTATCTCTGTCGCAGTTGCCTATAACAGCAACCCGGCATCGCTCGACA